ATTTTAAGTAATTGATTAGCTAGTTTTAAGTTTTTAACTTCTCTAATATCAATAGCGTCATCAAGGTTTATTTGTTGAGACTGTAAAGCAACTTGTATATTATTTTCTAACAATTGTTTTTCTTCTGCATCAGGAGCTAATTGTAAGAATATACCAAAGTCATGTAAATGTAAATTAGCCATTTCCTCTAATGTAGCTACATTAAATTTACCTAATGATTTTATAAATGACTCTCTTGTTGGTGAGTATTCAATAACATCAGATACTCTCATAGCAATACACTCAGCCATAGATAAAGTTAAGTATAAACTAGAATTTAATACATGTCTAGTTGCAGTATTACTATTAGCAGCTGCAAGTTTTTGTAAGCCAACTAAAGCGTTTTTATCTGGCATACTACCATCTCTAGCTTCGTTTAATCCAGTTACATCACGCATCATTTGTAAATAGTAATTATAAGTTTGTATTAAACTTTGTATCTTACCACCTTTAGAGCTTGTGTTTAATTCAGAAACTGGAGTAGTACCTCTATTAAAATCACCATCTTGATTCATTGATCTACCAATAACAGAACCTGTTTGGAAATACATGTTCAAAGCCTCTTGTGGATTATAGTTTGTACCGTTACCTAAATCTATTTCAGCTAAAGCATCTGCATCTAAGTAAACACCATCAGGTACCATCTTAGACATTACTTGTTGAAGCTTTAAATGAGTTAGTTGTATCATATCTGCAAAACCAGTTATTCTACTAACTAAAGACTCAACTCTTCCTTGATATATTCTAGGAGCTACAACAGCATAGCTCATAACAGCTTTAGTAGTATCTGCTTTTGGTCGCATCATGTTTTTCTTCAACTCCCATTTTAAAATCTTTTCACCACTACCTACAATTTTAACACCTTCATAAACAACTTCAATAGCTCTATCAACTCTTTCAAAACTTTCATTAGCTGGTGGATTAAAGGTATCACCTTTTTCTAGTGCTCTTTTACCACCTGTTGGTGTATTTTTTATTTTATAAACCTGATTCATATATGTTTTATACTCAAAATATAAAACTCTAACTACATTATTATCGTCTGACTTTGCTTTATAACCAGAACTACCAGCGTAAGATCCACCGTAGTTTCTGTACTCTTCTAGCTCTTCATCAGTAAGTTCAGGAAACTGTTTTTTAAGCTCGTTAACATATATTTCTTTTACTTCACCAATATAGTATATATCATCAAAATAAGGTGACTCTGTAGGTGAATAAACTAAATCAGCAGGATCTACATACTCTACTTTTATACCTTCAGCTTTATTAAAAGAACTTTTTACAGCACCTACACCTATAACAGCTAAATCATAGTTAAATCTGTCTCTAATTAAATGATATTTATTTTTATCAAATATACTATTTATTGCTTCTTCTTCTGCAACTTCAACACTTTGCTTGTAGTTTAATTGCATGTGAAGATTTAATTCTTCTTCTGAGTCAGGTATTTCTGATTGATCATTGTTAAAAGTATCTATACCAAATTCGTTTTTAACTTGGTTTTTAATATCTCTACCCATCATATCACTAATCATACCTTCAATATAATCAGTTCTTTTCTTTATAGAAAAAGGATCTTGAGAATAAGCTCTAATATCATACGATCTATCAGCCATACCATTTACAACTATATCTACAAACTTAGGTATAATAGGTACTGGTTTCCAGTCTAAATTAAGATATGATAAATCACCGTTAATAGATAATTCATCTTTGTATTTTTTAATTGATTGCTCTCCCCTAGCGTATAATCTTAAATTATGAAAAGACTCTTTAAACTTACCATGTCTATTGTAAGATCCGCTATTATTAAACCACTCATGCTCTATGGCTTTACCAACTTTAGAACCATATTCTAACGTCATCTTTTCTACATCACTAACAGCTTGGCTAGGAAAAGCAGTTTTAATACCTTTATTAATCATTCTTATATTATTTGTGATCTAACACCTTTGTTATCATATTTTTTAATACCAAGGCTTATTGATTTTATTTTTCTTTCTTGAGTTGGTTTATATAGGTTTTTATTACAAGCCATTAAAGCTAAGCCAGAACTTATCGACGCATCAAATTTAGTTCTATTATTTATGTCAAATTTAGCCCAGTCTTCTAATGTTCTTTGAAAATACATATCACCGTAGTTATCACCTAATTGTCCTACATAATTCTCAATATAACTTTCTATAGCAGCAGCATGCGCTTGTTTAATATCTTCACTTGAATTAGGTATACCACCTATTTCTTTTTCTGTAACCGATAGTTTATTGTAAACTTTATCAGGCCTGTTCATGGAATATCCTCTATAACCTCTACGTTTTAAATAATATAATAATCTAGGTTTATTATTTTCACATAGTATCGGCATGCCATAAAAAACTAAAGCCATTAAAACATCTTCAAAAAATATTTCAGCTGTTTGTGGTCTAGCTACATATTCTAAAAAAACTCTATTAGGTGGTGCGTTTTCCATACTAAACTTAGTAACACCGTGTAAAGCACCGTTAGATCCTAATCTATCTACTGTTCCTGATATGTCATAAGAGTCACATCCAAATGCTCCTACGTGTTCGTTACCAGGATACTTAATACCGTTTTTAATAATTATTCTATTTTGTAAAATAAATTCAGGCACCCAACTTATTTTAAACCTACCGTTATTGTTTGGCATAAATTCAACAGTAGTATCTTTTACACCGTTTTTCCACTGAAAACTACCTTTTGTAACAAGATTAGACATTTTAACTTCTTCGTTATAATCTATTTGTTGGTAGATTTTAGTTAGATTAAATAAACTTTGTTTTGTTTCGTCTCTAAAAGCGTGTTGCTCTGTGCGAGGAAACTGCCTGTAGTATTCGTTTAAAGCATCTTGATCAGACTTTAAACCTTCAACTTCATTATTCCAATAATCTATTACTCCGTCTGTGATTTCATCTCCATAAGGTCCAATAACTTTTTCTCCTGGATTCTCGAATACAGGTAATCCATGAGAATCAATGTATCCTTCGTAGTTCCATTCCATAGGTATGAACAAACTATATAGTCCTGAGCGAGTCTGTCCATTGGCGTTTCTTTTTCTAACATCTGAGTCATAGTATAGTTTTTTAAAGTTATCACCACCTTTGTTAAGCGCATTAGATGTTGATCCCATCATACACTTACCTATTATTTTACTACCTAACCTTAATGTGGTTTTCGTAACCCTCCAGTTGTTGAGGATGTTGTTGGGCCTTTCCCACTTGCCCGATTCATCATGTACGAGGAGTTTGAGTTTCTCCCCATCGTAGGAGTTGTCACCGGTATTTTTCCAGTCGATCGTGGTGTCAAGTCCCTTGAGATCCTGTAAGGCTTCGTCATCGGCCGTGGTGGTCGAGGTAAGTTTACGACGGGTGAACTTACTTGCGGGGACACGGTAGGCAAGCTCGGTCTTGGGCCTGTCCATTCCGTCCTGGGTCGGCTTGAAAAAGAAGGGGTAGTTGACAGATATGGGTACCACCTTATCGGTGAACATACTCTTCGCATCAGGTCCGGACTTGGATAATATACCATACCTACTGTCACTTGATATGGTTGCCAAGTTAACAACCTCTCCTGAGGCCATGAAAGAAAACCCGGAACGCCTGTTCTTAAGGTAACACATCCCAAAGGATCGTGAATCTGCCTTACAAGCTTCCCAGAAAATAAAGAATAATCTATTTGACTCTCTAAAGTTTGGTGCCCCAACATCAATCTTGGACCACTGCAAGTACATGTAATGAGTACCAGTAATGTAAGTAGGAATATCTTTGTTATAAAACCAAAAACCTTCCTCCCTACGGGTAAACTCATTATCGATGTAATCATACCACTCTTCTTTAAATTCTTCTGGATATTGTTTAAAATCAAATACCGTTTTAATTCTTGATAAAGCTTTTGGATAATCAAATTTACTCCATTTATTATCTTCAAACTTATATATGTTTTTTTGTTTAGGTAAAGCTATTTTTAAATTTTGTATTTCATACACTTCACCTATTTCACCAGTTTTACTTATAACTACAAAGTCGTGCTCTTTGTTGTAACCGTACTCCCATTTTTTATACCTATTTTTTTTAGCTAAAACTTTAGGTTTAACATAATCAGTTAGTACTTTTATTAAATCTTGCTGATACATTACTTAGATCTTCCTTCTGCAAAACCTTTAAAAGTTTTTTCTTTACTTTCTTTTTTAGGTTTTTCGTTTAACATATCTTCTTCTTCTTGTATACGTTTAAGTATTTCAAAAGCATCAAATATTGCTAGTTTTTTTGTAGCAGCTGCATTTTTTAATCTGTCAGCACTGATGTCATCTTCTGAGTCTACAATAGGTTCTTTAGCAACTTTAATAAGTTCGTCCACAGCCACTTGCCCAGCTTGGATTATATTCAACTTCGTCTCCTTTGTATTCATATTTAATTGTAATATCATTAGTTCGCATACGGTATAATCTGTCATTATCTATAACAAATTCATACTCACTGCTTGGGCTGAACCCAACAAGGCTCCCCTCGTTCACTTTAAAAGCATTTAAGGAACTATTACCATATTTTAGTATACCAACACGAGGACGTTCTTTTTGAACAGTTACAAGTTGTTTTTTATTTTCAACTATAGGTTTAACAAAACAAAAATCAAATGGTGCTTTCCACTCATTATCTTGTTTATATAAAAATATTTGATCATAAAAACAAAAGTATAAATCTTCTTTGAAATATGATGAACTGTTTTTTTCAACACCTCTTACGTCATAAAACCTTCTAAAAACATTATGGTGTACAATTACCTCATCACCTATCTTTATATTTGTTTTACCTATTTTTGGTATTGATTTTACAATACCTACTCTATTAACGTATTTGTGATCGTCCATCGTAGTATTAATAATAAGTTTTTTACCATCAATATCTACCTCGTTATCGTATCTACCGTTTTTTGGTTCTACTATAAAGCTAAATAAACTTTGCATTAGTATTCTAAATTATATTCGATTGAAATAGCCATATTAGAATTAAATTTTTTCCAAGGTATGGTTTCACTTTCTTTTTCAATATATATATTATATGAATTATCTTTTTGGTCAAATAATATATTAGATATACAATGTCCTCCGTAAACTTGTTGGCCTACGGAGTAGTGCATTGCTTCATTTTTATAGTCAGTTCCTATGCTTATTTTTCTAATTAACTTAGCCATAGGAATTGATTTTATTTTTCTTCTACTTCTTCTTTTTCTTCTTCTTCTACTTCAACAACTTCGTAAGAACCATCTTCAAGATTAATATTAATCTTTCCGTACTCTTCTTCTAGTTGTGCAGCAGTTTCTTTAGTTTTTTCCATTACATTACTTAAAGCATGTAATAACTCGTGTTTTTGTGCTTCTACAGCACCAATGTCATTCACTAATTGTGATCTAACTTGTACTTGAGCTTGAACTTGTTTCAACTGCTCTTCAGTAATCTTCATTTCTTTTTTACTCATAATTTTGGATTTTTGGTTTAATTAAACTTAATTATTTTTTAAATATACTTGTGGCTTTTTCAGTCGTACGTCCGCCGAAATAGGCTAAGACAACTGCCATCATGACCTTCTCGAAAGTATCGTTCCATGTACTATTTATTTGAAAAGGTATACTTTCTACACTATCTAAGATACCAGCTAAAGAAAATATAACAATACACCATACTAATACTAGTGGGCGTACGTTTTTCGACATCCATGAGTCAGACATTGAGTCTGCTTCCCATCTTGATGTTATAGCTTGTAGTTCTTTGTTTTGTTGCTCATATATTATTTGTTGTAGCTTTACTTTATCGTCTGCAGGTGCATCTGATTTAGTAATAGCTTCAATAGCTTCTTTAGGTGATGTAACACCTTGTAACACACTGCCTAATGTAGGGTTTATTACAGAAGCTGCGCCAAACAATAATTGTCCAACAGTAGTATCTTTAAACTTCTTTTTACTTGACATTTTTGTTGTTATTTTGAAACTTGAATTTTTCACCTGTTATAGATAATTTATCTATTACATCAGTTTGAATATCTCTTAATAGTTTTTCAAGTTTATCTTTTTCAACAACCATACCAGATACTTTATCTTCTAACGCATCGTTCTTAGCTTTTAAAGCTTCTACCTCTTCTGGGTTTTTACCTATAAAAGTATAGATAACAACTGATAAGCTACCAACTAACATACCTACAATTACTTTAAATATATCATTGTTAGTTTCTGGTATTTCAAAAAACGCTAAAAATAACAAAAGCCCCATTACAAGTAAAAATACTGTAGCAGCACCTATATAACCTCTTAACTCTTTATCTTTAAACATATTCATTATTTTTTAGTTTTTCTACCTTTACGCTCTTCACCTTTCAAAGCATTATCAATATCACCTATTTGGTTACCAACTTCTTTAAAAGCTTTAACTACGTCTTGTAATTCTTGAGTAGTTAACTTAGCTCTTTTTTTAACTTCTTTAATAGTTGCAATAGCTTTTTCATCAACAGTGGTTTTACTCCATAGAGCTTTCCACATATCTTTCCAATACTGTTTAGTTAATTTCCACATTTTATTTTATTTAATTTGTTTTATTTTTTAACTATAGAGGATCTAAACCAAAAGCATCTATTTTAGCTTTTTGATCTGATGATAAACCTGCTACAAACTTAGACTTAGCCATATATATTTGTATATGTCTTTCGTTTCTACTTAGCTCATCTTTTTCGTCGTCAGTTCTATCTGCTTCTGATACAGCTCTAATTCTTTCAACAATACCCACTGAATCCATAGTAGCTACTATATCTTGTGCTACTCTTTCATCTGTGTATTCTTCTAATTCACTCATAATTTTTATTTATTAATTGATTATTAATTACTTATATATATTTACTTGTTTTCTAACATTTTTACTTTAGCAGAAAGCTCTTGTACAGCTTTTACTAACATAGGCACTAAGTTTGCTTGCGCAATCATATATTGATTAGGATCATTAGTATTTACTATACCAGTGTAATCAATATTTTCATTATCTAGTACTTCTTTTATTTCTTGAGCAATAAAACCAGACGCTTGTTTTCCTTTGTCATTATCTGTGTCCCTATAATTCCATTTAAATTTTCTAGGTTTTAGTTTGTTTATAAACTCAGTACCTAATTCTAAATCTTCAACATCTGATTTATCTCTAGCATCAGATACAAAACTCCAAGCTGTTTCACTTCCTTGAAATCTAGCGGTTTTAGTTCCGTTGAAAATACTTACTTCATTTGACACATCTACTGCTGAAGCAGCAGCTTCACGCCCTATTATAATATTATTAGAACCAGTAGTTAACGCGTCTCCAGCTTGAGATCCTATTATAGTATTAGCATCACCTTCAGTAATATTTTCACCTGATTGATAACCTAGAGCTGTGTTATTAGCCCCACTGACTGAATCATTAAGAGCTTTATATCCTACAGCAACATTGGCACTAGATGAAACTTCATTTGTTAAAGCAAGGTGTCCGATAGCAACACTGTAGCTACCAGTAGTTAAAGCATCACCTGCTTGACCACCTAGCAGTGTATTTGATACACCTGTTGAAACAAATTTACCTGCATCATGTCCTACAGCAGTATTGTAAGCATCAGCTCCTGCATTTAACGATCCTAAAGCTTGAAAACCAATACCAATATTTCTTCCATGCCCGTCTTCTGCACTTAAAGCATTTTTACCAATTCCAATGTTATAATTACCTTCAGTCACTGCGTCTCCAGCGTTTATACCAATAAACACATTATCAACACCTGAAGTTATAAATTTACCTGCTCCAAGACCAATACCTATATTATTATCACCTGTCATAACCCCGTCACCTAAAGCAAGATAACCAATAGCTACACAATTAGTAGCCGTTGTAGCATCTCGCATAGCGCTACTACCAATAGCAGTGTTACCACCATGACCATCTGTATCTGCTTCAAAAGTTTTTAAAGCTTGATAACCCATAGCTGTATTATTATCACCATCTATATTAGTCATTAAAGCCTCTCCACCAACAGCAGTGTTATAAAGACCTGTAACACTATCTTGACTTGCTTTAAAACCAACCGCAACACTATAAGCGTCTGTTCCTGCGTTTTGACTAGTAAGAGATTGATAACCAATAGCTACGTTTCTTCCGTTAGCATCTTCCGCACCTAAAGCACTTTGACCTATAGCAACATTAAAAGAAGCGCTAGTTAAAGCGTCACCAGCAAGAGCTCCTATAATTACGTTTTGAATACCTGTTGAAAGGTTTAAACAACTGTTAGAACCAATAGCAACGTTATACACATCTAAGTTAGAAGTGTTTTCTTGATTTTTTAAAGCGTTATTACCTATAGCGACACTTGCGTCACCTTTTACTTCTTTGCTCAAAGCTCTATAACCTAAAACAGTGTTAGTATTACCAGTTGTTAAAGCGTCACCAGCTAAACCTCCTATTAAAGTATTAAAAGCACCTGTTGAAACAGTAGTTCCCGCTTCATGTCCTATAGCTACGTTGTATGCAGTACCTGCTCCATTTTGAGCGCTTAACGCAGCATATCCAATAGCTGTGTTGTTACTATCGCTTTCCGCAGAACCTAAAGCAGATCTTCCTATAGCAACGTTGTTAGCGCCATCTGTTAATGTAACACCAGCGTTACCACCTATTATAACTTGATTTATTCCTGTGCTTACACTTACACCAGCGTTGTAACCTATAGCCACATTATACGCATCAGAACCTGCTCTTTGGCTTTGCAAGGTACCTTTACCAACAGCTACGTTTCTTCCATCAGTATTTTCATTAGATAAAGATAAATAACCTATCGCTACATTAGCACTTCCTGTAGTTACAGCATCACCTGCTAAACCTCCTATAAATATGTTTTGAACACCTGTTGTGACACTTTGACCAGCGGAGTAACCTATAGCTGTATTATATGTATCTGAAGTTGTTGCTGAAGTCATGTTTTGCAAAGTACCTAAACCAACAGCTACATTTCTATCAGCCGCAACGTTTGTTAACATAGCATCTTTACCTATTGCCACGTTTGAGTTACCTATTGTGTTCGATGTTAAACTATTATATCCTAAAGCTACATTATCACCACCTTCTGTTATTGCGTCACCAGCTAAACCACCAATTAAAGTATTATTAATAGCTGTTGTAACACTTTGACCAGCAGCGTAACCTACAGCTGTATTATATGTGTTAGTAGTAGATCCATTATCCAGGTCACGAAGTGCAAAAGAACCAAAAGCAACATTTCTAGATTCTGTACTGTTAGCCGCTGTCATTGCTTGGTAACCTAAAGCAACGTTATCAGTTCCAGTTGTTAAAGCATCACCCGCTAAACCACCAACAAATACGTTTTGAGCACCTGATGTAATTTCTTTACCAGCTTTTCTTCCTACTGAAATATTATCATTTCCTGTAGTTACACCACTTTCCATTGCTCTTGCACCAACCGCAATATTATATTTACCCGTTGTTGCGTTTGCTAATGCAACATAACCTAATGCTACACTTTCAGCATCTGCACCAGCGTTTAAATCTTGCATTGCAAAAGCACCCACAGCAACGTTTTTACCATTACCATCTTCTGCAGACAAAGCTTGATAACCCATAACTGTATTGTACTCACCAGTATGTATCGCGTCTCCAGCTTCACCACCTACAATTGTGTTGTATTTACCTGTTGTAACAGAAATTCCAGCGTGATAACCAACAGCAACATTATACGCATTATCTACGTTTTGATCTGTCAACGCGCTTTCGCCAATAGCTACGTTATAACTACCTGAAGTTTCAGCACTTAAAGCTCCTTTTCCTATAGCAACATTTCTAACACCTGTAGTTAAAGCATCACCTGCTTGACCACCAATAATAGTATTATTAGTTCCCGTTGTTATTAATTTTGCAGCATCAAAACCTATTGCTATATTATGAGAATAAGTTAAAGTATCGTAATCTAAAGATTGTAAAGTACTAAAACCTACAGCAACGTTGGCTCTTGCGTTATCTGTAGAAGCCATAGAGTTAACACCTATCGCAACATTATCAGAACCTAATACATCAGCGCTTAAAGTACCATAACCTAAAGCCACGTTATTGTTACCTGTAGTTAATGCATCACCTGATAAACTACCTACTAAAGTATTTGATGTTCCTGTTGAAATACTCTGCCCAGCGTTTGATCCAACAGCTGTGTTATACGCGCTAACCGCGGCGTTTTGATTTTGTAGAGCCCTGTTTCCTACAGCTACATTAAAACTGTCATCGTCTGCATTACTTAAAGCACCTTGTCCCATAGCCACATTTCTTTGACCTGTGGTTAATGCTAAACCTGCGTTTCCACCTATTATTATATTTTCTATACCTGTTAAAACATTTAAACCAGCTTTATAACCTATACCTATATTATAAGCATCTGCTCCTGCATCTAATGTGTAAAGAGCTTCGTGTCCTATAGCTACATTCCTACCGTGCTCGTTTTCTGACTGTAAAGCATCTGTTCCAATAGCAATATTATAACTACCTGTGTTTAAAGAATCTCCAGCGTCTTTACCTATTAAAATGTTGTCTAACCCTGAATTTAAAGCAGTACCAGCGTTTTTACCAATAGCTACATTTCTATCACCAGATGTTAGAGCATCTAACGCGCCTATACCTATACCGGTATTATTTAAAGCATTATTTAATGTACCAGTTGTGTTATGCCCAATAAGCAATGAACCTGTAAAGTTTGTACCTTCTATTTTATGAAACAAACCACCTGTACCATCATATAATTCCGTGAAATTATCGTTTGTTATATCAAATGCCGCTCGCAGCGTAGATCCGGTTCCGTCGTTTGCTGCAGATCC